CACCAAATGTATGAATTCCCATTCCTCTGATCCCGTCCATCATTTCAATAAACTTAGGAAGTGCCACTTTGTCTCTTGATATGTCATATTGACTTACGTCTCCGCAAATTAAGACCTTTGAGTTTTTACCCATACGAGTAATAAAGAGCATTAGCTGACGAAAATCTGCGTTTTGTGCCTCATCTAATACCATTAGACAATTATCAAAAGTTGCTCCACGCATATAGGCAAGTGGCCTAAATTCAATAAGACCGTCTCCTTCTAATTTAACTAGATTATCCCAACCAATAATTTTTTCAAGATTGGTTCGGTAACTTTCCATAAATGGATCGATCTTTTCTTTAATATCTCCAGGCAAAAATCCAAGTTTTTCACCAGATTCTTGAATAGGCTTTGATAAGATTATTCGTTGGATTTTATCTTCAGTATACAATTTCATTGAAGCATAACAAGCAACAAAAGTTTTACTTGTTCCAGCTGGTCCATGACATAAAGTTATATCATTATTCATAATTTTATCACAATATTCTTTTTGTGATGGTTTTAATGAAACCTGTTTTAATAAATCCGGAACAGACTGAACCGATTGACCACGTTTTCTAGCTGATTTTTGCATGTATTAGTTTATTTTTTAATTTCTTCGATCAGTGAAACACAAGTTTGACACATCTCGTAATCTTCAATTTTTTCAAAGTGGTTCTTTGCTTTTTCAATAGCGTCAACCCATCCATCCCTTAGGACAAACGCATCAAGCTCAGCCTCAGCCACTCTAACTTTTGGTAATTCTGCAATATCAGTATCATTTTTAATTGCATGTTGAATTGCGGCAATAGTTCGCCTAAAAATGGCATCTCTATCTTTGGTTAAATCAAAATTAATCATTAATATACTACTTTTTTTGATCTCCATAAAATCCAGATAAAACTCCTTTGTACGAATCTAAATAATTTTCATCAAAGATTTGCCTCTGTCCTGGCCTTTTTAGTTGTGGAGTGTCATTTAAATAACCTACTAAATCTGAGGTAATTTTTGTTGAGCCATCGCCCTGTACTGAGTTTAGTATTTTCTCATTTACATCCTTTTTATATTGTTCGCTAGTATTGTCCCAAACCTCTGTTCCAAGTTCTAAGAAACTTGGAGATTCAAAGAATGCAGCAGTGTTAACACAAGTCATAGCCAAGTCATCATTTCCACTTTGACTTCTATAAGTACCATTTGTTGATCTACCAAATGATCCTAATTCCATTACAGTTTTACTTTCATTTGGTAATATTTTATTTACGTTAACGTGGTATTTAAAACGTTCACAAAATTTAATTTTATTTGTAACACTTAATTTAAGACCGGGTTTAAGTAATTTGGTGGCTTCAGTATGTTTAGAATGAATTAACTGTCCTGGCCAATATTGTTCATTATTACTTAATTTGTCCAGGATAAAATCTCCCTTATGGTTTAATTCGACGAGGACTTTAAGATTTTCAAAATTGAATAGCCTATACACTAAGTATTCTAATACTTGAGCATATTCATTAATTGTTTGCTTATTACTTCTCCATGTTCCAACCTGAACTAGTGAAAGACAATCTAATTCATTTTTAACTAGATTCTTAATTGGTTCAAGTGCTTTAATTGGAAGCGGTGCTAATTTAAACATATTAATAACTGAAAAATCCTTCCCAGTACCATCTGCAGTATCGACTGAAAATACGTATTGATCTGGAGAATTTCTAAAATCTTGCTCGTCCCAATCCTTTAGGTTAGGGTGAACCGTAAAGTTACCTTCCATTAGGGCAAGTACTTCAGGATCCCAGTTAATTTTAATAGGCTCAACATATTTAGTTGCAATTCCAAATATTTTCTTAAGATCTTTAGATGATAATAGTAATCTATCAGATGAGAAAAATTGTAGTCCATATTCCTGATTAAAATCTTCTTCTGATCCCATATTTGCAATAGTTTCAGCTTTCCATTTATCATCTCTACCTGGAACTTGCCACCAGTCCACTCTTAATGGAGCATACGTATTAAGTCCATTTAGGGCATCCATATAAATCTCATAGAATCGGTTCATTCCATTTGGAGTTGACGTAATAATAATTTTGGATGTAGTCGATGCGGAAATAGTTGGATAAATTGCTCGATAAAAGAAGTCTAGGTATGCAGGTGAAATGTGAGCAAACTCATCAATGTATAATAGGTGGATTGTAAAACCAATACCAGTATTTTTAGTTGTAGTACGTCCAATTAATCTACAGCCATTATCAAACTTCATCGACATAACGTTATTTGAAATACAGCCAGGTTTTAGGAAAAACGGTAAATTTTCAAATATAGATTTAATCTTATCGACCACCTCTTTGGTAGTCGATGCAATATTGGCTACGGCTAGAACATTTTTATCTGTATGGAATATTAAATACCACGCAACAAAAACTCCAGACATTACAGTTTTACCAATTTGTCGACTTGCCATTAAGATATTAAAACGGTTTGCACCAAATGCTTTAATAATTTCCTCTTGATAATCGCGTAAAACAATTTGCTCTACTCCATATTCAGTTAAAACCTGTGCATACTTGTTTGCAAAGTAGCCAACATCAGATTTACATCTTTTAATCTCTTCTAATTCTTCTGGAGTATATTCAAATACTAAATTAGGTTTTTTCCAAGCTGGATCATTATCTTTAAATGGCGAATTTTTGATAGTTTTAATATCAATTAATCCATTTTCAAAGTCTGCTAATAATTGGTCAACCTTTTTTGTAGTCCAAACTGCACTATTTTCAGTATCATCCATTTTGGATATCTGTACGCTAGTTCGACCGCCGCTTGATAAAAAGTCTTTCATAGTTAAATGATTTCAAAAATAGTTGAGTTTAAATCCTCGTCATCCTCATCTTTTTCAATTAGATGAGCAAGTCCTCTTTCTGTCATCAATGAATTTTTTTCATTTGGATTAGTCAGTCTATTATCAAAATCTTTGTCTAGCTTTTCTCCTTCAATTTCTCTCATAATATTCTTGGTACCGGCAGTAACATAGTAGTCACCAGCTTGAATAGTATTTACTGAAGAGGCAGGGAGTCCAACTTGGTCTCCCCTTGAATCAACTTCACTACGCATTTTCTTGTACGTATCCTCTAGGAAAAGCATATAGTTGGCTTGGGTTTTGGTAACAGTTGTAAGACGATCCTGTAATTGTGACATTACTTCAAATAAACGGGGATGTGCTGCACCCTGGTTTATCTCTTCCATAATTCTTTCAATTGCCATCTTAATAGTTTTATGCTGAAAGAACATAGTCTCGATATTCATATTATCGAGTTCTTTCTTTTGTTTTAGGTAATCATGTTGTGTAATTAAACCTAAATCGACATAAAATTTAAATAGGGAATCTGTGATCTCAAGAGCTTTCTTCTTGAAACCTGAACTCATTTCATCAAAATCAATAGGTGGATTTTGTTCAAGTTCATTAAAACGATCGTCGACTATATCATTTTCTGAAGTATCTCCAGAATAGGTACTTAGAAAACTTTCGAGTTCGTTTTTTATTTGTGTTTTCTTCTCTTTGCTGATCACTGGACTTTAGTTTATTTTAGTCTCGTTCTTATCCAGAGCTGGGTTAGCAAATATTTTAATTTTTTTGACCGCTTCAATATTGTTAAACACAATTGCATCCAGTTTTAATAAAAACTTATCCATAAATGGAGAAATTCCAAGTAAATATGAAGAAACTGTTTTTTCTATAATTTTATCTCTATACTTGAATCCAACGTATAGTCTTTTTTCTTTACGTTCGCCAGCTTTTCTAAAAATTGAATCTCTATGCATAATTAGTTAAGTCTTGTTTGTGATCTAAAGAATATGTTTATTGCACACAATTTATCATCAGAAAGACCTGCTTCATAAGTATTACCAGATCTATCCTTAAATCCTCCTCGAATTATGGCAAATTCGTTTGGTTCAACTATAATATCATTAAATTCATCCAATCCAACTAGAGGCGGATTAGATAATGTTGGATTAGCTATGGCTGAACGCTCATTTTCTTCTCCAATAATTTGAATACTAACTGAATCTACTCCGTCAATTCCTTCAATTAATTTAATTAAATCACTCTTAGGTACACGATCTTTACGCGTATTATTAATAAAATAAGTTCCAATTTGATCTGTAATTTGACTCTTGATAGAATCTTTATCAAAGTCAGCAAATGTTACTAAGCTAATATTTAAAGCATATTTCTTTGGATTAGGATCTAATAATCTAACAGTGGTTGAAACCATTTCAGTTCCAGACTTTTTGATATACTTTAGTAATTCAGTTTTTTGAAACTCTGTTAACTTAAATCGGTTTTCAATTAAATTAAAATAGTCAACTCCTCTTGCAAATATCTTTGTAATATCTGGAACCAAAAAGATATTAATTACACGATTATCCAATGGATCAAGTGTAACTCTAATTGATGAAAACATTTGAAGTTTTCTCATTAATACTTCATAATTTTCAATATTAACTAGAGCGAAATTTTTACTAGCTTTTGGCGCGATTAATCTAGTTAAAGCTAGTGATTCTGGATCGGTTCCGAAATTTGGTGCATTAATACAGGTTACAGTAACCATATCAGATAAAGTTATCTCCTCTCCAATTGTATTTAATGCAGTATCAGTAAAGGTAAAGATT